TGGAGATTTCAGTACGTTCAGATTTGGGTTCTGACGACCCTTTTTAGTAGGGCCCCTGCCGTGGAGTTTAGTTCGATGAACTTGCTCTGCGAGAGAGGTTTCTGCCATCAAGAGTTCAGTCTTGAATTTGACAGTATCTGTTTCGCTAAACAGTTTTAACTTGTACGCATACATTAATGCGCTTTTGAGATTTATACACTCATTAGAAGGAAGTGAAATGACTTTGAGTATACTCGATTCAATTTTCAATATTGCCCCTACAAAGTCCGGCATGATTATTATAAGAATCGTTATATCGCTGAGAAGCGAGTTTGTTTAGTATCATAAGCAGTAATTTTATATTACACCCTGTTTGGGAGTTGTTAGATAGTAGTATGCTTATACTATCGCGATATACAATTTATCCCACCGCCCACAGATGAGGCAGATCATCATCTGAGTATCTAATATCACGAGAAGCCTAGTAACTTAGATTTAGTCAACAATGTTTGTTGGTTACTTGTTATACATTTGGCCCTCAGGCTCACCGAGGTCAGTGTTTGTTATGTTGCAGTGCGTTTGGCGACGTACCCACAAACGGTGTATAGGAGGAGTTATCATCAATATATTTAAGCGGTGCGTTTTATTATGCAGCTCGCCCTAATTATCAATTTTCATTAATAAAAATAGTGCCCCGTGCAATATCGAGCGGTTCTGAGTAACCCAGGGACGAAAATGAAAAGGTGTTGGTTGTTAGTTATGGTTAAGAGTACAAGCCAAAAGTTATTGTGATATTTTGCGGATTCCTTTGAGCGCAACGGTACACAAGGATAAGTATGAAGAGTGTCGACCTTCATAACGAAAAATTAGACAAAACCCCCTAGCCTTCCAAAATGCAAGTTCTTATAAGTGACAACGATATTGGTGAGAAGAGGCACGTCAATACTACGCCAAAGGGTATTGACACCCCTTGTGGACGGGACCACAGAGTTGGGTTTGAAGTGGACAGCACCGTAGATTTACTCTACAAAGCTCAAGCGATGCCAACATGTACCCAAGTTCCACTTGGTGGAGATCGTAGGAAAGACCTAGATCTAGTCAGAGTTAGTAACGGAGGATCGGATGTTCAATGTAATGAAAATAAAATCTATAAAAATATGAACACCGAACAAGGATTAAACGAGTTGGGAGGATTTCACCATATAGTCACCGGAACTGCATTTTCTCACAGTAAAAGTACTATTGAACACGTTAAAGGATCAGTGGCCAGAGAGAGACTGGACCTGCAATGTTTAACGTGTAGTTATCGTAAGCTATTTAAAAGACAACGCAAGTTTGTACCTGTGGCTGGAGCGAGACCAGACCAGCAATGCATCTTGTGTAGAGACAAATATTACCACACTTATACGTGCCAGATGGATAATACTGTCACAACGGCGGAAAGCACAGCGCCTACAACAACCTCGACTGTGGATATAGTTGCTTTGCAACAGTTCTCGCGTTTAAGTGAGACACCATTACCTCAGAGGGAGGAGGAGTACATCCAACCTCCAGAGATGCCAAATTTTATTAGATTTGAAGGACCCACAGCACCTGCGTGGGTCAGAGACATAGAAGCATATCACGATATAGGTGATTTGTATATGGACAGCAGCACGACGGCATCATCCGTCATTGAATCGGTTAGCATGCATAGTGAAGGACCAGATTGGAGATCACCGTATTGGGATAGTGATTCTCGTAGTCACAATTTAATTTTCCAACAATATCAGGAACGTGCAAATAATGCTATGTCTAGAGTGAAGATGAAGTTGGATATGGATAAAGTCCTCTTATATAGTGAGAAGATAGCCCTTTTGTGCATGTCTCTTTCTGCTCAGACGACATACCGCGGATTTATATCAACGATAGTTTATGCCTTAAAGGACTTTGGTGTTATATCGACGCGTCGATCACTTTTTATTTCTGTGATCCGCTTGTGTCGTGAATACTTAGATAGTGATGTAGGTGAACAATTTGAAGAGTATGCTGGTGATTTGGATGAAGACGAGTATGCACATGTCGATGACCAAAATTATACCACCCAATCTGCAGAGAAAGTCAAGATTGCTTTAGACGCTGTCATAGATTGTTTACGAAATCCATCTCGTATTGCTAAAAACCCAATTGTTAGAGGGATTGTGCGATTCTTGAGAGCCATTACGGCACTTGGTATGATGACATATTGCCAAGGTGATTATTGTCTCAAAGGCATAAAGCTCTTTGCCATCGAACCTATTACGGGTGGTGTTTTTGAAGTCTTTGTTGTGCTAGCGGATTCACTGCAGAACTTTTTGGATTATGGTTATGCCATGGTTATGGAGAAGTCGGTCTTCCCAGTGAATTATAGTTTTGACAAGCTGCATGATTTAGAATTGAGAGTTGCTGAAATGGACGCTTGGATGCCTTTCTTTGAGAATGGGCGATTATCTGAGCGCGGTATGCAAAGGTCGGACTATCTGATTAAGTTGAAGTCGCTCAAAGAACACATCATTGCAGTACGAAGGGCAGCGCCTGACAAATTTGCTGAGAAAACACTAACAGCACTGTATGGCAAGATGGAAAAACTATCAACGCGTGCCACTATGGTGACCTTAGCATCAGGATTGAAGTATTGTCCATTTGGTTATTCCATTGCTGGTCCGGCGGGTATTGGAAAGAGTTCTGTTAATGACCACCTGATTAATTATTTCTTTCAGTGGAAAAAGACTACACAGAATTGGAAACCCGAAGGTAAGGATGCAGAATATCGTGTCACTGTTAATATGTCAGATAAGTTTCAGTCCGAAGTTTTTTCTCACCACATAGTAGCGACTCTTGATGATTTTATGAATAAGAGAGCCGAGAAAGTGGCACCGGGTGAGACACCACATGATTTGTTGATAAAGATTGTTAATAATGTCCCCTGTACTGCACTGAAACCAGATGTGGAGTCGAAAGGAGCTGTACCGATGAATTTTGAATTGGTCGGACTAACGACAAATGTACCGCACCTGCATGCTACGTTGTTTGTGAACGATGAATATTCTATTTTGCGGCGAGTTGGATTCACTGTGTTCCAATATGTGAAACCTGAGTTCAGGAAGGTTGATCAAGAATGCCTTGACCCGGTTAAGGCAATGGGCCACACAGATTTATGGAATATAGATGTTTTGTACCCCATTGCTGTGAAAGAGGGCAACAAAATGGTTATCAAGTGGGTGTATTATGATTTACCACCGTCCATTGCCACTCCTGAGAAAACAAAGGCTAAGAATTTGAACTTACACGATTTGCTAGTGCTTTTTGGACACGAATTGGATAGACACCATGCAGCACAAATACGTTTACTTAAGGAAGCATGTTGTGAAGATAAAACGTGCAGCCATGGTTTCCCAAAAGCTGTTTGCTCTTTATGTGCTGCGAGGGTAGCTGATGTGCCGCTTACCCTGGACACGGAACAAGTGATGAGCAATGAGATAGAACAGTCTAATCAATTCTTAGTGAACTCGGAGCCAATACCTTTAGAAGATGGTGAAGAGGAAGAGCTTCAGTTTGTACCAGGACCCGATTTCCCCATAAGTGCTGTCAGGAAGTATAAGAGAGTGCCACCTATTGAGGAAGCACGTGTTGTGGAGCCTGTTGATATCATCTGTGATGCAAGTGATTGCACACCAATCCATACCAATAAAGATAGGGAGAATATCCCTGTCCCAAATTATGGGTTTAGTGATGATGTTTCAGTGCGTAGTGATACCACACCTTTTATCGTGCACGTTCAACAAGAGCTGTTTACTGCGCCTTTTTGGTTCTTAGATTATTTTGAGAGCTTTGTAGATGTGTTCTGTCCGTGGAGGTTAACTGATAATCCAATCCATATTAACAAACCATGGTTGATAGATTGGGTGCCGCGCGTTGTTTTGAATAAGTACCCTGACCTGATTGAGATATCGCATTTCTCACGTACTACCATTCGCAATAGGCGTTGCATCGCTGCATTGATATCAGTGTTATGTCCTGTATCATGTCTTTGGGTGGTTCGGGATATGTGGAATCATACAGTACCTTTCTTTTCATCGTGTACGTTCATTTTGCTTATATTGTTCCTTGCACACATGCATAATCAACACGCTGATATGGTTGCTCGATACTATGTGCAACGCAATTTGAGATGGAGTAATCTGCTAACTCTCTCATGGATGCCTAGGATTATGAAGAAGAGGTTGAAGTACATATGGACCCTGGTTTTCGTCTTAGGAGTTGTCACCTGTCTCAAGAAAATATTTAATAAGATTGTGCCTTTGGATAAGATGGTTGTGGACGCCTTCAAGAAGAAGAAGCAAGATGAGCCGGATGATGATGTCGCTGTTGACGGAGATTGCCAAGGTGGAATAGTATCGATACCCAATGCGAGACCAGTATGGGGAGGTGTTCAGTGTGTGCCTATTGTGAAACCTGAGAGCATAACACCACTTTCTCACAGATGTTCAACGTAGGTAAGAAAAGGTTGGGCACGATTGATTACACTACAGTAGATGGCAAGATATGCCAGTGCACGTGTTTGATCATTAAATCGGGATTGATATTGGTACCTACACACTTTATACCCAAAACTCTGACGAAAGTTACGATATATGTGGGATCTAGAGAACACAGTGGAGGCATCATTAGATGTATATTGAATAGGCAGGATGGTTATAGTTTGAAGGACCGTGATTTATCGATATACCATGTTCCCAATTTAGGTGATAGGCGAAATTTAGTACCACTGTTGTCCAAGGACTTGTCAACTGACACCGTCATATGTAAATCTCTGTATAAAGATAAACATGGCGAGCTTAAGATCAACGATTTCTTCATTAAAGCAGAGTATAGAGAGGGACTAAGAGCATCTTACCTGGACAAATCTGAACATTTCGACTCAAATGGATTCTGTTATCAATTGCGCGAGGATACTTTCATAGGTCTATGCGGCATGGTGTTGATCTGCAATTCTAAAGTGCCATACATTCACAGTTACCACACGAGTGGGAGGGATAAGTTTGGTGTTTCACATATGATTAGTGCTAGAGATGTCGTCCAAGCAGAGAAGTTTTTATATAAAGATCAATGTGCTAGACTACAACCTACTGATGCTGGGACAATGAATTTGAATAGAGTCAAGAGTTTTGAGCTCCAGTCTCAACCTTCTCATAAGTCCCCACTCATGTATTTAGATAAAGACACTTCCTTCGAGTATTATGGCACGATCAACACCCCTGTGGTCAAGTTCAAGCATTCAGTACATAAGACACTCATCCATGATACCATCAATGAGGTGTTTGAAGTCGAACCTAAAGTAGGTCCCCCACCAAACGTACCAACGTGGCAACATCATCATGCTTGCATTATGAATACGACCGCAAGCAATATGGGTTTTCCACAAGCATTACTGGAACGAGCGACAAAGGATTACCTGGACGGAACACTAGATACTATGAGAACACGTAGCGATTTACAAACGTTAACACTTGATCAGATTCTAAATGGGGCTGAAGGCGTTCGTGGATTGGAACCGATGAATAAGAAAACATCAGCAGGATTTCCATATTTCCAATCAAAGGCAAAATTATTTGGTGCCGAAAGTGGAGAACCATTGGAGATAACACCAGCCCTATTAGATGATTACACTGTGAGTGAAAGAGCATGGTCTGAGAATAAACGATCGTATGAGATTTTCCATCAATCATTGAAGGACGAGCCAGTTAAGAGAACGAAAACGGTGACGAGAACGTTCCAGTGTTCGAATCTCAATTTGACAATAGCATTGAGGAAATATTTCTTGCCAATAGTGACTGAACTGATAACTAAGCCGGATGTGTATGAATTAGCGGTCGGATGTAATGCTGAAGGTCCAGAATGGCATGCTTTGATGTTGATAATATCGAAATATGGTGGGGACAGAATCGTCGCTGGAGATTACAAGAATTATGACCAGCGGATGAGTAGTCAAGTGATATGTGCTGCCTTTAACGTGCTTATAGAGTTTGCTAGTGCTATAGGGTATTCATGTGAGGATCTTGATATGATGAGAGCCATTGCTACAGAGGTAATATACCCAGTCATTCACATGAATGGAGACATTTTCAAGCTGTTTTCTTCAGTCACATCGGGCAATAGTCTAACTACCATCATCAATTGCATCTGTAATTCGATTCTCCATAGGTTGTGTTATTTCGGACTTGCACAGAGGCTTGGTGTAACGGCACCTCCTTTTAAGGTTGTTTGTAGTTTGTTAACATACGGAGACGATTGTGCTGATTCAGTGAGACCAGGCTTTGATTGGTTTGGGCATACTAACAGGCAAATGTTTTTCAATGATTTTGGAATAGTTTACACCATGGCGGAGAAGGATCAAGAGTCTCGTCCTTTTATTACATTAGATGAGCTCAGTTTCCTCAAGCGAAAACCAAAATTCAACGCAGATACTGACCTGTTAATGGCGCCTCTAGACGAGTCATCAATATTCAAGAGTTTGCAGTACCTCACACGTAGTATTCTCACGCCAGAAGAAAGTGTAGGTGTAAATGCTGATAATGCACTCGCAGCTTGGTTCCAACATGGTAGGCAGATATATGAAGCCAGGTCACGATTGTTGAGAGAAGTGTTGATTAAGCATGATTTATATCACTATTCCAAGTGGGCTGATAGGACATACGACGATTTCTTGAAGAGTGGAAGAGTAAGTATCAAGACGGGATGCCTGCAATCTGCCTGGAACACCCTGGGCGTAAAACACAAGAGTGTGATGACGGTATTGATTACGACGCGCTATTAGCAGTGAAGTTAGGCAATATGCTCGGCGCTTACCGTTGTGAAGCAATCTCGCCGGTCGAGATACCCCTATTTAGGGGAGGTGATGCTGACCACAATACTTCTAGCATATTCCAAGCCGGTACATGCTTGGGATCATGTGAATGTAACAATTTGTATCCGAAACACAACAAAGAAAAACATCGCATGATGAGCCCCGTCCCTATGATGGACGGAAAGGAAAGGGCTCAGCTAGTTGGTGACGTAAATCTTGAAACGTCACGCCCCAAGATGGTAAAGCAAAAGTCACAAAAGTCATTGTTTAAGCCATTAACAAAAAACGATATTGATATGATCTTGCTAGATGATGTCGATCAGTGTGAACCAGATTTCAGTGAAGTTTCTGTGCCACCGGAGATCA